GATGAAGATCATAAAAATCCCATTTATAAGGAAGATAATCGGGATGTTCTAAAGATACCTTTTTTAGTAGCCTTCCTTTGCAGGCTAAAAATAAACCGTCTAAAACACAAGCAGGTCCGAAAGGACCGTAGTACGTACTCGTACTTTTAGGAAGAGAATCTCCATGAGTAACAAAACCGGTTCCTTTTCCACTGCTTAAAGAAGAGTAATCCCACCAACAAGCATTAGGCAGCAAGATTTTAGACCCTGCTACTCCTACAAATCCAACTTTTTTACTAAGGAGTTTTTGTTCTAAAACAAAGTTAAATTGTTTTGGATTTAATAAAATTTCAATATCGTCATGACAAAAAACTATAATATCATTGTTAAAAGGATTTATTTTCTTTACAGAATTTTTGTAAGCTTCTAACATAGATTCTGCTTTAACATTAACTTCAATTGATTTGAAACCACATTCCTTATAGAAATCGATCAAATTTGTCAGTTCTGACGAGTATTTTTCCTCTCGGGTGCATATAACGGCGTATTTTTTCATAATATATTGGGATATATAACAATAGACATGTCACTAAAATAATAGATGAATAAGAGAGACTTAATAGAGAATACCTTGAAAGAAATAGAAAAGGAGATAGAAAAGTGTAAAAATGACCATATCTATTTCATCTGTAAGTATATTAAAGCGGTCCACCCTGTCAAAGGACTTATTCCTTTTGATCTGTACAAATTTCAACGTGAAATCGTAACAGACTTTACTAGCAATAGATTTAATATCATCAAGAAATTTAGACAGGCAGGTATTACAACTATGTGCTGTGCATACACCTTGTGGTATTCTTTATTTAAAAAAGAAAAGGCAATTCTGGTGGTATCAATTGGAGAAAGAGAATCCACTGCTTTCTTAGAAAGAGTTTGGAGAATGTATGACGAATTACCAGACTTTTTAAAAGTGGGTCATGAAGAAAGAAATAAACACACCTTTAAATTAAGTAATAAAAGTAAAATTAAATCAATTCCTTCGTCTGATTCTGCAGGAAGAGGAGAATCTGTTTCCTTACTGATAGTAGATGAAGCTGCTTTTATTGATAATATGGAAATTTTCTGGGCTTCAATTTTCCCAACTATCTCTACAGGAGGAGAGGCTATTGTACTTTCCACGGTGAACGGTATGGCTAATTGGTATTACGAATATTATCAAAAAGCAAATAAAGGAGATAATACTTTTAATGTTATTGATATCTTCTGGGAACAACATCCTGAATATACACAAGAATGGGCCCAACAAACCAGGAAGGATATAGGAGAAAAACGATGGTATCAAGAGTACGAATGTGAGTTTTTGGGGACTGGAAATACGTTTATTGAAGGAGAAATCCTTAGAACACTTAAAGATAATTTCAGTAGAGATTTTGAAATTAAGTACAATAATAGAATGAGAATTTGGAAAACACCAGACCCTTTTAGAGAATATTTAATTAGCGTGGATGTCTCCCTAGGCGTTGAAAAAGATCATTCTGCTTTCCAAATAATAGATTTATACTCAGGAGAACAGGTAGCAGAGTTTTATTCTAATAAAACACCGGTAAATGAATTTGCTCAGATTATTGCTTATGAAGGAGAATTATATAATACTGCTTACTGCGTAACAGAAAGAAACGGAATTGGTATAGAACTTATAAGAGCTTTGTTTGAAGATCTTGAATATGAGAATCTTTGGAGCCAACCAGATAAAAACCATATGGGATTAATGGTTACTAATCAAAACAGAGAAGCAATTTTAGCTTCTCTAGATGAATTTATTAGAAATAATAAAATTAAAATTAATTCTGAAAGAACTATTAAAGAATTAATGACCTTTATAGTTACTGACAAGAATAATAAAGTGGAAGCTGAGGAAGGTTACTATGACGATTTAGTTATGAGTTTAGCTATAGCTTGCTATGCTTACAAAGACATCCTTCTTACTACCCCTTTGGAACAAAGTCCAGGCTTTTCAGAGAGTAAAGATAAACAAAAACGCAATAATCCTCAACATACCTTTATTCACAGGGTAGATAATAAGAACAGTGTCCACGAAGATTTGAGTTGGCTTTATGACAGACCAAGAAAAGAAAGATAAACTTAACAAACTAAAGGAACGCCTAGACGAGGCGTATACCGAGTTTGCTCCTTCGAGAGCAGGATCTTATTCCTCTTCCGTAGAGCCTACAGGAAAATTTGGAAAATGGCTATCTAAATTTTTTACTAGTAAAGGAAGACCTCCACATGTTCCAGATAAAGAAACTCGTGGAGACACTTATAAAGCTGAAGAACTTCTAGACGTAGAAGGAGCTGCTCCCAGTATTGTTCGGGGAATGATTAAACTTCCTAGGTACGAACAAGAAAGAAAAAAGAGATATACTGAGTATGAAGATATGGATAATTTTCCTGAAGTCAATGCGGCTTTGGATATTTATGCAGATGACGGTACCCAAAGATCTATTGAAAATAATATCATTAATGTGCAATCTTCCGACCAGTTTTTAAAAGATGAGATTGAAAGTTTATTAAAAAAGTTGGAAATGGGACAAGTTATTTGGGATCTTGTAAGAAATACTGGAAAATATGGAGATTGTTTTATAGAGACAATTCATAATCTAAAAAGACCAGAACTAGGAATTCAGCGTCTTAAAATTCTAAATCCTAATTATATTCTTAGAGTTGAGAATGCGTTTGGGTACTTAAAGCATTTTGTCCAAGAGATACCTCAAGGGTTAAACTTGGATATGCCCTCTAATACCACTCCTAAGAAGCATATAATGCTTGATAGAAACCAGATTGTTCATTTTAGAGTTCATACTTCTGATCCTGCTTTCTATCCTTATGGAAAGTCTTTGATGTCTTCTTGTATTCAAGCATATCGTTCCCTTAGGTTAATGGAAGAGGCTATGTTAATCTACAGATTAGTAAGAGCTCCTGAGAGAAGAGTCTTTTATATTGATGTTGGAAATATGCCTGCTTCTAAAGCAGAAGCTTTTATTGAGAGACAAAAAGCTAAATTTAAGAAAGAAAAATTCTTTAATCCTAATACTAACTCAATTGATGAAAGATTTAACCCCTTGTCTGCAGACGAAGATTTCTTTGTCCCAACAAGACGAGATTCTAAAGCCTCTAGGATTGAAACTCTTCCTGGGGCTCAAAACCTTGGGGAGGTAGAAGATGTAAAATACTTTAGAGATAAACTTCTTTCTGCTCTTAAAGTACCAAAAGATTTTATTGTAGAAAAAGACAGCTCTCCGGAAAGAAAAGCTAACTTGTCCCAATTGGACGTAAAATTTGCTAGAGCAGTAGTAAGACTTCAACGAGAAATAGAAATTGGACTTACAACTTTAGTAAGAAGACATTTAACTTTAAGGCAGTTCCCTAAAAGTGCCTTAAAGAATTTTGAAGTCTCTCTTAACCCTCCCTCTGATATTTACGAAAAAAGGAGACTAGAGTTAGATGATTCAAAAATCAGAGTCGTACAAGCAGCTAAAGCTTTAGGGTTATTTTCTGACGAATATCTATATGAAAATTACTTCAATATGTCAGAAGAAGACATAACAAAAATGAAAAAACAGATCAGTACTGAGCAAGAAGAACTAGCTCAGCAGCAACAGCAATTAATGGCAGACCAACAATCGGCTGATCAATCACTTGCTATGGCAGGAGGAATGGTTCCTCCGGAAGAGGCAGCACCCGGGATGGAAAGTGATATAGAAACCCCCCAAGAGCAGCCTGCGGCTGAACCACAAGCGCAACCTACCGCTCAACCCCCGGCCCCTAGATAATTTTTAGAAATTTTACTAGGGTACTTAAGTATATAAATCTGTATACCTAAATAATTAATACTCAACATGGATATAAAATCTTCTTTCGAAAACCGAGATAAAACTTATCTCAATCTTCTAAAAAGTAATGTTTACTTAGCAAGACTTATTAGAGAAAATACTGCATTATTCGATGTTAATGTAAAAGACAGCGAAGTTCTTTTCTTAACGGAATCTAATAAAATCATTAAAGCTAAGTATGAAGTTGATGATGACTCTATCACTTTAGAAGATATTACGATTAGGGATACAGAGAACTTTACATCTGAAAAAAGCCATAACGAAATAATTAATTCTAATATTAAGGATTTTGTAAATTACACTAGAGATAACTCGTTTACTAAAATGAACGAGTCTTTTGATATAATATTAGATTCTTTTGAAACACGAATTAAGTTGGAAGAAGTAAAAAACAAACTAAGGGCAAAGGAGCAGATGTTGAGTACAGATACGATTGACACAAAACCTTTCCAAAAATTACAAGAAATTAATGATTTAGTTTCTGTCTTCTTTAAAGAAAATGAAAATAAAATTAATGAAAATCCAGAGTTAATTT